AAAGTCTAACAAGAGGTAAAAATGAAATATTTAGTTTTAACTTTAGTGGTATTGGTAGCTGTTGGTTGTTCTTCAAGCAACATTAACTTGACAGCAAACATTCCAGAATCACAAGAAGTAGACATACATATCCAAACAAAGAACAAAGCAGAGTAATTATGCTGTCGTTATTTGGTAGTTTGCTCGGCTTTGGAACGTCGTTCCTTCCGAACATACTCGGTTTCATGGAGAAAGGTCAGTCTAACAAGCACGAGCTTCGTCTTTTAGAGGCTAAGGCAAAGCACGCTGAAGTTCTTAGCAAGCTCAACATTGCAGAGCTCGATGCGAAAGCAGATGTAGAGGAGTCCCGCTCCATCTACATGCATGCTTCGGAAATAGCTAAAAATAATAAATCATCTTTTATCTCAGCACTACAAGCATCAGTTCGACCAGTCGTTACTTATTTCTTTTTTATACTATTTGCTACAATAAAAGGCTTAGCTGTTTATGTAGCTGTACAAGAAGGAGATGATGTAACTCAAGCTATATTAAATAGTTGGGACGAAGAGACGGCAATTTTATTTTCGACCGTGATTTCGTTCTGGTTTGGTGGACGAGCTATGCGTAAAATTAGGGAGAGTAAAAATGGCTAAAGCAGCAACTAAAAAGAAACCTATTAAGAAACCACCTTTGCGTAAGAGAGCTCGGAATAAACAGGGCCACTACATCGCCGATGATCCAGGGACTCCAAATAATGAAGCATATGGAGAGCCTCCTGTACCGTCTATGAAAAAGTATGTTGGTATTGGTTTAGCACTTGTTTTAATAGCAATAGTATTATTAGCATCTTAAATACATCTTATTAATACAATTCATTTGATTAATATTATAATAGGTATATAACACCCTTAATATAAGGGTAAAGCATGCTTAATTTTATAAATATTATCTCATTTTCAACTATAGTTTGGTGCGTCTCTAGCATCATATAACAATATTTAGTTGCAACGAACCCCAAACCACTATATGTAGGTTAAATGGAATTTCGTGAATGCAACACCTGTGGTGTAACGAAAGAAATCACTTCCTTTGAAAAGTCATATTCAAAAGGAACTCAATACCGCCGACACCAATGCATGGCTTGTAAGGCACTTCAAAGAAATGATAGAACAAATAAAGACCCTATACTCTACCTTCGTAGGGCTTTTAGTCAGTTAAAATCAAGTCGTAAGACAAAAGGTAGTTTTAAATGGGAGCTAGCTTTTGATGATATCAAAAAAAAGTGGGATGATTCAAAAGGTAAATGTTCTGTTAGCGGTATAAAAATGACACATCATAGAGATGGTAGTGGAAAAAGGATACCTACAAATGTTTCTATTGATAGAATAAATAATAAAAAAGGCTATACAAAAAATAATGTTCGACTTGTATGTTGGTGTGTTAATAAAATGAAACATACTATGTCAGACGACGAATTAATGCTATGGGTAAATAGGATTTATGATGGACAACGAAACGAATTTTGAAACATTAGATGAAGAGCAAATACGCTATGCTCTTGATTTACAAAAGAGATTAAATTTTTTAGAAAACATTGAATCTTCTAGAGGTAATTTTTTAAACTTTGTACAACATGTTTGGCCTGATTTTATTTTAGGTAACCATCACAAAATTTATGCAAAAAAATTACAAGATATAGCATCTGGTAAATTAAAAAGATTAATAATAAATATGCCACCTCGACACACGAAGTCTGAGTTCGCCTCTATTTATTTTCCTGCGTACATGTTGGGACTCAATCCTAAATTAAAAATAATTCAAGCAACACACACAACAGAACTTGCAACAGGTTTTGGTCGTAAGTGTAAAGCTTTAGTAGATAGTCCCGATTATAAAACCATCTTTGAAGATACAAAAGTATCTCCCGACTCCAAAGCCGCTGGACGTTGGGCTACGACAGATGGTGGCGAATACTTTGCGGCGGGGGTTGGTGCAGCGATTACTGGTCGTGGTGCTGACCTCCTTATTATTGACGATCCCCATTCAGAGCAAGACGCTCTTTCTCCCACTGCTATGGAGAATTGTTATGAGTGGTACACATCTGGTCCAAGACAAAGATTGCAACCAGGCGGATCTATTGTTGTTGTTATGACTCGTTGGTCTACGAAAGATTTAACAGCTGAGGTTTTAAAAAAACAAACAGAATCAAACTCAGACCAATGGGAGGTTGTTGAGTTTCCTGCTATCTTTGATGACGGTAATGTTTTATGGCCTAACTTTTGGTCTGAAGATGAATTGCTTAAAGTTAAATCTTCTTTGCCGGTTGCTAAGTGGAATGCACAATGGTTACAAAAACCTACATCAGCTGAGGGTGCTATCATAAAAAGAGAATGGTGGAAAATGTGGGAACAAGATGAACCTCCTACATGCGAATATGTATTACAATCATACGATACTGCATTTTTAAAATCAGAAACAGCTGACTACAGTGCTATTAGTACATGGGGCGTGTTCTATAAAGATGAAGATTCTGGACCAAGTTTAATACTTTTAGATTGTAAAAAAGGTAGATGGGAGTTCCCTGACTTAAAAAGAATTGCAATGGAGTCATTTTCAGAGCATAATCCAGATATAGTTTTAATAGAAGCTAAAGCATCTGGGTTACCTTTAACTCAGGAGTTGAGAAATATGGGGATACCTGTTATAAATTTCTCACCAGGCGGAAGACGAACTGGACAAGATAAAGTTTCAAGAGTTCATGCCTGTGCTCCAATGTTTGAATCTGGTCTTGTATGGCGACCAGACTTTCAATGGGCGGAAGAGATGGTAGAAGAATGTGCCTCTTTTCCTTTTGGCGACAATGATGACTTGGTAGATTCCATGTCACAGGCTATACTGAGATTTCGTGAAGGTGGTTTTATACGTCACCCTAGCGATGAAGAGTGGGGCGAAGAGCCTCCTAGAAGAAAGGAGTACTACTAATGTTTAAACCAGTAATTGCAGAAGTAAAAGTACCTAAAGTTGAAAAAGCTAAAGGTGAAGTTGAAGTAAAAGTTCCTACAGGAAATGGAGCTGGTACTATGAAGTCAATGGGTGCTGCCACTAGAGGTGGTAAGTTTTCAGGAACTTTTTAATATAAGGAAGTCACATGGCTGAGAATCCGTTTGGACAAGGTGGTCCAGAAGAAGAAGAACTTGAAATTGAAGGTAACCCTATAGACACTGCTGAGGTAGATCCACAGCTTGCCGAAGCACTAGCTTCAGGCGATGTAACAGAAATGGAAGATGGTTCTGTTGAAGTTGGAGAGTTTATTGAAGAAACTGAAATGCAAATGGAAGTTCCTTTTGATGCTAACCTATCAGAATATATGGAACCTCAAGAATTAGGAGCATTGTCTTCTAATCTTTTAAGTGCAGTAGAAGCTGATATCTCAGCTCGTGAAGATTGGGAAAAAATTTACGAACGTGGATTAGAACTTCTCGGCGTAGAAGAAGACGACAGAACAGAACCTTTCGAGGGAGCAGCGGGCGTTACGCATCCTGTTCTTGCTGAAAGTGTTACACAATTCCAAGCACAAGCCTATAAAGAATTATTACCAGCCGGTGGACCAGTTAGGGTTCAGATAGTTGGTGAACCAAACCCCGAAACAGAAAAACAATCACAAAGAGTTCAAGACTT